TTATTATTCAATGGGAAGTAAATAAGATCGCCTTCGTATGGACGAATATGATTTGATTTTTCTTTTGTAACAAATCGTTCGAAGGTTCTTCTTGCTACACTAAATGTTGCTTGGTCTCTAATTTGTAAACCGAATCGAGATAAGAAATCACCTTCACCTTCAAATCCATCCATCGTTTTAACATATACTTCAAACTCAAATGTTTGATCAAAGATAGGTGTATCGGTTTCATTCCAAATAACATCTACACCAACATTTGAACGTGTCACATAAATGACATCCAATCCATACATTCGAATGGATTCAATAACAAGATCATCAACTAGATTTTGCTCGTAAAAGCTATCATAGTTTCTAAAAAACGAATTGGTAGCCATTTTTTATTATCCTATGAAATTATAAGTTAAAGGCTGAAGATTACTAACGACTTCTTCCTCCATTAGTTTTCTTTCTTCCCGAGCCTCTGCTAATATTTGTTCTCCGTTAAAAGATACACCACCAACCAATTGCATGCCTGTAAATTTAGTTAAGTTTGATCCCCATTGTTCTTTTACTAATTGAGCCGCATAGTTTTGTAACCAGCGATCTGACCAAACTTCTTGATATTGAGAAGGATCAATAATATCATATGCTTCAATAACCACATATTGATCGACTGTAAGATTTTCTTTTGTTGTATCGAGCCACAGACGATTAACATGACGATTATATCGAATATGTTGCATACCAACTAAAATTTCTTGCATCATTTCAATATGTTGCATTGACATATAATAATGCTGCATATTATATCCAGTCATGTCCTCGATGTTATTGAGAACAAACTGATAGTTTACATTGAACATGCCTGCGCCAACAGAATTTGACGCGTTGAGATTAAAGATTCCTGATATACCTAGAATATCTGCAGGTAAAGCAATGTATCCGTTATCGATATCTGTTTGAGTTAGCTGATGCTTAAGATAAACAAGTTGGCTACCATTATAATGATACTCACGCCAAAAGGATACTGCTTCATCAACTCGATCTTCTACTTGCTCATCCGCAACGTTGATTTCAATAACGGGTGCACCAAGTTTACGAAGTATATGATCTTTGAATTCGTTACGTGTTGTAGGCTGAGCCATTTGAAACTCTCGCGATCTGTTGTCTTTAGTCTATTTATAACTAGGAATTATTGATTTCTGTGTTGGCAAGAAGAGCATTTATTTTTTCAATTTGAGCTTGAGCAGCCTCTGCAGCTTCTCTAATCACAACTTCACGCTCATTTTGATGTTCTCTTAAAGCGTTTTGAACTTCATAAATCACCGATCTTACTGACAGGTACTCTGCATCGGTGGTATCACCACCGTTAGAATCTAAGACAGATTGTAGATTAATATACAGCTGCTTTAATCTTTTTTGTTGAATGTGAAATTCTTCTTGAGTAAACATATTGTATACCTTAAGGTGTGCTATTGAAAATGCTTAGTTCAACCCTACCCAAATTGAGTGCTCCTGTGATAGGGAAGCTACCAGCTGGATTTCCAGTGTCAAGGGCATCAAAATAAATCCATATATCTATAAGGGCATACCAATATAATGGACTGCTACTACCACCTTGTTCGTCACCTGTAGCCGTAAATTGCCAACTATATGAATTTCCTGATCGAAGTGTTAACCACGTATCAAAGCTAGAGCTAGTCCCAAGCCATGAAAGATTCTGAACACCTCCAGAATATAATGGATCAGATCGAGGAGCTTGTATTTCTTCGGCATATACAGCTACAGTACCTGCGCCAGTCCCCCAAAGAGAAGTACCGCTACCGGACAAGTCCGCGTATGGATATAATGCCCATTGAGATTGTACTACATCAAATGCACTAGTTTCCCATCTCCAAGATGCTGCAATAGATTCAACATCACCACTAGGATACGAACCTATTCCAGTCGGTTTCTCAGTAGAGCTACTACCACCTGATATTTGAAATCCGAGGGTTTGAGAACCAAAACTATTACAAAATTTGGAATTTGCTAGATCTCCTCCTTGAAGGCCAGAATAACTTCCCTCGTTTGCAAGAATAGGTTGATCTTCAAATTTTAGTGGTATAATACCTGCCATGTTAAATCCCTATCTTAAGGTTCGTTAATTCTAGTAACGACAGTGAATGTTTTTTTACAAACACTTGTTCCGAACTGGCCAGAGGCTTTACGAATCTCAATAGTGAGAGTACCACTATTAATTCTCTGAAAACTCGTTGCCTCGGAGTGACCAAAAGTCACAGTCCTTGTTGTACCAAGTGAATACCAAGTATTTTGAGACATAGTCGGGCTTGTAACTACAGTTTGAAAAGAGCCTGGACTCCAGTTAAATCTTATCTCCCAATCAGAAGCAGTCAATGTAGAAGTTTTAGTTTCATACCAACCAGCAGTATCAATTCTAGTGGCACCTAACGTCCCCCAAGGTAAAGGATCAGGTGTGTTAATACCCGAAAAATTTACCTCGCCATTATTGGAAAAAATGATATCTACTTCTACTGAGTTTGAGGTCGACGATACAGATACCCCAGCATAGGGAAGGGTAATTTGCTCATCTCCAGTGGCCGGGGGTTGAGTGGCTGCAGCAGTAAAAACCGGATTGTATGTGTGTGGCAAAGACATTTATGTTGAAAATCCTACTGCTGTGAGTCTTGTAATCGTAGTACTCCATGAAATAAGATATACCTGCCAATAACGATAACTAGACCAAGTAGGAGCACCGCCACCTTCTGGGTATTCGATACCAGAAAAAGTCGGTGCAAAGCCGGTTGTGTTGGTATCGAGTAAAATTACTTTTGTTCTACCGGCTGATTCATTAGACAAAGAAAACGCGCAGGCTCCTGTCATCGTTAAGACCTCTAACGCGTTCCCACCCATATTAAGGGTATATGTTCCCGTGACGTTTGCGCTTCCCGCCGATGGTTGCACATTAGTATAAGTCATGTTCTGTGCAACATCTAAATCTGTGATGACTGTGTTCAACCCCATTTTTAGAGCCATTAGATTATTCCTCTATGGTTTTTCTCTATTTATTCTTTCAATGTCGAGTTCATCACAATTTTCACCATATTGAATTTCTAAAACTTTTACTATATAATTCGTGTCATTTCGTAATTGATGCCAATGCCCTACCGGGATGTCAATCATATCATGTCTTTCTAGTTGTATGGTTTTAAGCAAGTCACGATTATTGCCAAGCAAAACTTTTGGTGAACCCATAACAACAGTCCATTGCTCACTTCTACTGCGATGTCTTTGAAGACTCAGGGATTCTCTAGGCCAAACAACAAGTTCTTTTACTTTAAACTCTGGCGCGTTTTCATAAAGAATTTTATAGTGACCCCAAGGTTTTTCAGTCAACATAAAAATAGTCCCAAACAAAATTAACGTCTTTTTTACTTATCATTTTAGAAACTCTTTCATTATTAAGTATGCTCTTATGAACATACCAATCTTCATAAGCGTAATCGTTACCCCAGAAAGATACGTTCGGAACACATAATGCGTATCCATTTGATAATAGATGTTGTCGTGCTTGATCTCTTATTTCAGTACCCAGTCGATAAGAATCGTGTTCAAAAGTAATAACATTAAAACTATGTGTTCTAAAATTAATTTGTTTTAGAACATTGATTGATGCTTCATCGCAATCAATTTGAAGATAATCTAAATTGTTAGGTAAACTATAAGCATTCAAAAAGGTTTCAAACTCAACTGCTGTTGCATCAAGTCTTAGACATGTATTGTTTCTTTGTAATGTAAAATCATAACATAAAGCAGGATTTATGTCAATAGAAATTCCTTTCCAACCAAACTCTTTTTCGAGTAAGTACGTATTACTATGAACTATGGGGTGTCCAGAACCAATTTCTAAATATATACCGTTGCGCTTACCATCAAGAAGAGATAAAACAAACATGTCTTGAAAGTGTTTCGAATTATTTTTTTCAATTTTTTCTACACCATTAAAAGGAAAATTCCAAGTATTTGTATTTTCTTTTAGATAATAA